ACAGTAACAGTAAGATTAGGAAATGCACCTAGAAATGAAGATGATGTTTTAACTCCTGCAGCTGACGATAAAGGAGTGGTACAAGGATTAGTAACTAAAGGAAAAATGAACGTATCTGAAAAAGACGGAACGCAGCAAGTTCAATATACTCAGAGGGAAGCTCCGAGTTCAACAAATTACATATATTACGGACAATAAAATAAAATAAAATGGCAATAGAAAACGTACAACAATTATTAACTGAGCAACTAGGTAAAAACGGAAGCACTGAAGTATTTACTACAGCAGCTCAAACAAGCAAAGATTGGTATTGTGTTTACTTCCCTGTTGAAAGCGTTGTAGCTTCAATAGCAGCAGCAGACGCAACAGGAGAAACTGCTTTACAGACTACTTTACCTGCGGGAACAACTTTATTTATGAATGTAACTGCAATTACTTTGACTAGTGGTATTGGTATAGGCTATTACGAGGGAGTAACAACATAAGATATGTTATCATTAAAACTAGGATTAAGTTTAAATAATATCAAGACTTCAGGGAGTTCTTGGAGTCCTTCTGACGAAACAGGACTAGAAGCGTGGTATAAGTTCCAAACAGGGATTACATTAAATGGTTCTAATGTTTCTAATTGGGATGATAGTTCTTCAAATAGTTTTGATATGGAACAGCGTACTGCTTCTAAGCAGCCTGCATATAATTCAGGAAATATCGATTTTGACCCTACTGCTACTCAAAATTTACGAACTGCTTCTGATATTACTTTAAGTGGTGCGTTTACTGTTGGTATAAAGTTACACCCTAATGCACTAAATTTAGCTGTTATCGGTTCTAATACTAATCCAACTGAATTTTTAAAAATTATGCCTTCGGAAGCTTTGAGAATAGCAACAGATGGTAGTAATGTTGATTTGTCTTTAGATAGTGGTACTTTTGTTGCAGCCTTATATATGGTTGTTACAAGAAACGCTTCTGACTTAATTACTCTTTATATAAATGGAGTTGCACAAGCAGACACAGAAACTTTATCAGGCACTTCTGATATTAACTCAATCGGTATTAGAAATATTGACAATAATCCTTTTGATGGAACAATTAGCGAAGTACAAATATATGATACGGAAAGCACAGCACTTACAGCTAATGTCAATACTTACTTATCAAACTTATAAAATATGAAAGATTCAATATTAAGCATTAACTTAGAAACTTCAACTGCACCAATAGTACAGGAAGTAAGAGGTCGTGATTACATAGAATACGGAACGGAAGATTGGAAAAACCTCTATCCTCAGTTCTTAATTGACTTATACTACAATTCTAGTACACATGCAGCTATTATAAATCAGACTTCTGAAATGATAGCAGGAGAAGACTTGGTAGCTGAAGAAAATGATATTAATTTAGAGTCTTATGTAAAATTAAAGAAGTTCCTAAGACATGCTAACTCAAATGAAAGTTTACACCAAGTAATTAAAAAGGTTGCTTTTGATTTTAAACTTCAGGGGGCTTATGCCTTACATATTGTATGGAATAGAGAAAGAACAGAAATAGCTGAGGTGTATCACGTACCTGTAGAACGAGTAAGAGCAGCAAGACCTAATGAAATGGGTAAAGTTGACACTTTCTTTATAAGTGCTGATTGGGGAAATACTAGAACAAATAAACCTTATCCTATTGCTGCTTTTAATGTGAATGATAGAACTTCAGGAAGTCAATTACTTTACTCAGGTTCTTACAGTCCTAATATGGACATCTACCACACACCTGATTATATAGCAGGTTGCAATTGGGCTTTAGTTGACCAAAAGGTTGCTGAGTTTCATTTGAACAATATAGAGAATGGATTTGCAGGCTCGTATTTTGTCAGTTTTGCAAACGGCATACCAACTCAAGAGGAAAGAAGACAAATAGAACAAAGCTTAGTAGAGAAATTTACAGGAGCTTCTAATTCAGGAAAGTTTGTATTAACATTTTCAGACGATAAGACTAGAACGCCTGAGATAAGTCCAATAAGTGTTTCTGATGCAGATAAGCAATATTTAGCTTTACAAGAGCTTTTAGTTTCAAATATCTGTGCAGCTCATAGAATTACATCTAAAACTTTAATGGGAATTGATACAGCTAATGGATTTTCTAGTAATGCTGATGAACTTATAAATGCAGCTAATTTCTATCAAAATACAGTTGTTCGTGGTTTTCAATTAAATATCTTAAACACTTTACAAACTATATTCTCAGTAAACAATATGGATTTGCCTGTTGAGTTTGTACAACTTAAACCTATTACAGTTCAATTCGACTCTAAGACTATTAGAGAAGTTATGACAATTGATGAAATAAGAGCTGACTTAGGACTTGAACCATTAGGAGATGAAGATACAGTTGAGCAAGATGTAAAGCTATCTAAAGCAGGAATGATAGACGGACAGCCTGTTTTTACTACAATAGAAGAAGCTGAAGAACATGCTAAGACAATTGGCTGTGAAGGATATCACGAACATGACTTAGAAGGTCAGACAGTATATATGGCTTGTAAAGACCATTCAGAAGCAACTGATTTAAAGAAATGTGACTGTAAAAAATCAGATAATGAATTTACTGAGTTAGAAAGTTTTATAGCTGACTTTGGAGAGGATATTCCTGAAGATTGGGAAATAGTAGATGAAGAAAACGCAAATGATGAACACGAAGATTTTGACTTTGAAGCAGAACTTAATAATATTGCTAATGGTAAAACAGAATTAGCATCTACAGGAACTGCTAGACCTAATTCAAGAAGTGTACAAGATGGAGTAAATAAATCTTATAATGATTATTATAAAGTTAGGTATATGTACACTAAAGACAATGCTCTAAGTCAAGAAGGTGAAACTAGAGAGTTTTGCAAGTTAATGATGGCGTCTCAAAAAGTTTACAGAAAAGAAGATTTATTAGCTTTAACAAATAAGCCTGTTAATAGAGGTTGGGGTCCTAAAGGAAGAAGTGCAACTTACTCAATTTGGTTATATAAGGGCGGCGGCAATTGTCACCATTACTTCAAAAGAATTGTTTACAAGACATCACTAAGAAATGCTAAGTCTAATATTAAAAGCAGTCAAATAATATCAGATGTAAAAGCTATTAGTGAAGGATTTACTTTAAGAAGAAATAGTGGTTTAGTAGCAAAAGCACCAAAGAGAATGAAAAATAACGGATTTTTAGAACCAAGATAATTATGGCATACGTATTATTTATATCAGAAGCAAAGCTAAAAGATAGCACTGCAATTAATTTAAATGTTTCGACAGATTTGCTCTTACCATACGTAAGACAAGCACAGAAGCTCTATGTTGAACCTAAACTAGGAACTACACTTTACGAAAAGCTAGAAAGTTTAATCACAGCAGGAACAATAGGTAATGTAGGAAATGAAGCTTACAAAACTTTAGTAGATGAATATATTGGCGATATGCTACCAAATTGGGCTTTTTATCATGCTATACCTTTTTTAAGATTTAAGATAGAAAACGGTAATATCTATTCTAAGACTTCAGAAACAGGAACAGCTTTAAGTACAGAAGAAGCTCAACACCTTAGAGAAGAAGTTAGAAATACAGCAGAATACTATACAGAAAGACTGATTGACTATGTTACTAATAACACAACTAGCTTTCCTGAATATAATACAAATAGCGGTGCAGATATTTCAGCAGACCAAAACGCTTACTACAACGGAATGAATCTTGAAAGACCAACGAGACAAGGAACTAAACTTACTTTAAGAAACTTTTTAAACGCTTCAGACTTATAATGAAGAAACACTATAAACCGAAAACTAAAAATGTTACTAAGTTAAAGACCTACTTAGATAAAAAAACAAAACAAAATGACAGAAGTAAAAGATACTCTACAAGTAGGGTTAGCTAATAGTTCAGCAATAGCTTTCAGTATAACAGATTGTAACGAAATACTAACCTTTGTTTCACTTATTTTAGCAATAAGTTTTACTATATATAAATTCGTAAAATATGAAAAGACTAATATGTAAATTATTATACATCCTAACTAAAGAAAGAATATGTTTAGGGTGGTGTTCTAAAAATTGTAAATTTGAAAAAACTAAATAAATGGCTCGTAAAGCTATTACAAGCTCTTATAAGAGTGTTAGAAAGAAGCGAAAGGGTGTACACTCCAAAAACGCAAGTAAAGGACAGAACGGCTACAAACACGCCTACAGAGGTCAAGGGCGTTAATCTTTTAATCATTAGAGATACTTTTACAAAAGAAAGCACTATTGGTAAATTGTTTATTAATGGCGAAAGCTTTTGTGACACTTTAGAAAACCCTTGGTTAAATAATCAAAGAAACATAAGTTGTATTCCTGAAGGTCAATACAAAGTAAGACTTAGACTAGCAAGAGAAAGTGCGACAAGAGATTACTTACACTTATTAGTTCAAGATGTGCCTAATAGAAGTTATATTTTATTTCATAGAGGAAATACAGCTAAAGATACAAGCGGCTGTATTCTAGTAGGTAAAGGTCGTGAACAAGACGTTGTTAATAACTCTCGTTTGGCTATGGACTTAGTAATCAAAGAAATACTTAATTTAGGCGGCGAAAATATTAATTTAATAATCAAAAATAAATAAAATGAAAAAGTTTTTAGAGAAGTACCTTATCGGTCAAATGGTAAAGAGTAAGAAGTTTTGGTATGCAGTTAGTTCTGTAGTTGTACCTGCTATAGTTACTTACTTAGGAGTTGATGAAACAACTGCAAGAGATTTATTTTATGCACTCCTTACTTTAATTGGAGCTCAAGGAATAGCAGACATTGCAAAAAAGTAAATGTCAAAAGGTAAAAGGTTAAGATTGTCTTCTGAAGAAGTTGAAATTATCAACGAATTCAGAGGGCAAGACTTAGCAAACATAAACGGAAACACAGCATTAGATATACATCTTAAAGAAAGAGGTATAAACAAAAAAGATATTGTAAGTGTTAAACATTGGCAAAGTATGTCAGGTGATTTACGCTTTTCAATAGTAACAAAAGAACAATACGGAACTGATAAGCTAGAGCTACTTGAAGACATTCAAAGTCTAATAGAAAACTACTCCCCTAAATACCCAAAAATTAAAAGAGTTAAAGGCGAACACTTATTAGTGATAAACCCTGCGGACATTCATATTGGTAAATTAGGAGTAGCTTTAGAAACAGGTGATGACTATAATACAGAGATAGCTTACAATAGAGTTTTAGAAGGCGTTACAGGGCTTATTAGCAAGTCTAAAGGATTTAGTATTGATAGAGTTTTATTTTGTGTAGGGAATGATGTTTTGCATATAGACAATGTATATAATACAACTACAGCAGGGACTCCACAAGATGCAGATGGAAAATGGTGGCAACACTTTGAAGCAGCTTTAAAACTATATGTTAAATGTGTTGAGATACTAAGAGAAGTTGCTCCTGTTGATGTAGTTCATTCAATGTCTAATCATGATTATCAAAGCGGCTTTCATTTAGCACACTCTTTAAAGTCTTGGTTCAGAAATACTAAAGACGTAACTTTTGACATATCAGTAGCGCATAGGAAATATTACAAGTATGGTACTAATCTTATAGGACTTGAACACGGAGACGGAGCTAAAATGGATAAGCTTCCTATGTTAATGGCAAACGAAAGACCGCAAGAATGGGCAGAAACTAAATACAGGTATTGGTATTTGCATCATTTACATCATAAAGTTAAATACAAATGGTTAGACTCTAAAGACTTTATAGGTGTAACTGTTGAATATATGCGCAGTCCTTCAGGAACTGATAGTTGGCACAACAGAAAAGGCTTTTGTGGAGTACAAAAAGCAGTAGAAGGGTTTATACATTCCAAAGAATCAGGTCAGATAGCTAGACTTGTACACTATTTTTAATGCAATTAAAAGACTCAACTAAACTTAGCTTATTTTATTTTGCGCTTATTTTAATAGTTTTATATTTCTCAATATAGCTTTTAAACCTCTTTTTTAACACCTTTTTCAAACAATTTTAATCTTTTTTTAAATTTATTTTAATATAATTTACTAGATAAGGGGTAACTTTTTTTAATATTTTTAGTTAAAAAGTCTGTTAAAAGTTTGGTTAGTAAGTTTTTTAATGTACTTTTGTACCATCAAAATTAAAATAATTAAATAATTAAGAAATGAACTACAAAATTGTAAACAGAAACACAGGAGCAACTTACTTCTTAAATGAAAAAGAAAAAACAAACTTTTTTATTAAAAACAAAATGCAAAAT